TTGGAGGGCAAGGTCTTCGACGAGTACCTCGCTTGCGGAGACGGGAAAGCTTGTACGGACTATTTCTCGGGCCAATTTGCCGAGGTCATAGTCAGCTTTCTTGCGGACGAGTTCTTCCCCGGCGATCTTGATGCCAAGGAGGAGATGCTTGCGGGGATCACGCGCGCCTGGATCGTCCTTCCCGACGGTTCCCTCATGTTCCAACGCCGCGGCCAGTTCATGGCCTCCGACTTTTCTTTCCCCATCCTCAATTGGGTGAGCTTTTTAGCTCACCTGGAGGCGGAGAAATTAGTCGAGGACCTGCTGCGGATGCCGTTGACTGAGTTCAAGGCCTTCATCTCCGAGTACGACCGCTGCGGGGTTAATGGGGACGACATATGTTCATCGTCTCCCGACCCCCAGAGCGGCGTAAAGTGGGAAGAAGGCTTTCGTTCCGTCGGGGGGGTTGCCTCGATCGCTAAGAGTCCATTTGGCCGAGAGTTTGCGACGATCAATTCGCAACTGCTACGGCGGACTCCTGACAATCGGTTGAAGGTGATCCCGGTCCTACTCCCTGCCATGGTTGAGCGTCTTTCCTCGAAGTCGCATTTAGTCTCTGATGAGAAGTGGAGATCGTTCTACTCCGCTCCTACCGTCACACCTGAGACTATACGATCACTCGAGCTTGACCTCATCGGCCTCCCTGACGTCCCTCGCTTGTATGGCGGTCTCGGGTTCGCGAGACCGGCCAAAGAGGACGAACTCTACCTGCGTCGTGTCCGGTGGAGCATGCTTGTCAAAAGAGACGAGGGCGATTTCTCGCTCCCGTCTACTAAGCTGCTCACCCGAGAGGGCTCCAAGACTTGGCTTCTTCCAGTCGCCAAGGCCCCCTTGCCAGACACGGTCACAGGGTTCATTCCACGTCAGGTCAAGGACCAGCTCGTCCGCGCTGCATTCGGCCATCCAAAGGCCGTCGAGTGGAAGCGATCCAACGCCATCCTCACCAAGCCATCTTGGCCGAGGAGACTTTGTCAGATCGACTGCGTTCCTAAGATCAGGGAACGACTCGACGACGCATGGTGGGCCGACAGCGAGGGCCTCGTCTACGTTCAACGTCTCCCCTGCGAAGATAGATCTGTCGTTCCGTTTGTGGCTCCGGCTATTAAACCGTTCCGAACGACATTGGACTTTATCTCGCGGGTTCCGAAGAGACCGTTTGAGGTTGATGAGCCGCTTGGTCCTGAGCCCCTGAAGGGGACTCTACCGTGGTTCAACTCGGCGGAGTTCTGGGCGCGCTTCTACGCCGGCGAGAGGGTCGACCTCCCAAAGTGTCTCGTTGATGATCCTGCCCCTGTGAGGATCGAGACTGAGCTAGTTGTATCCGATCGTGTGCACGCGATAATTGGCGGTGGTGCTCCGAAAAAGGACGGGGGTGTTGTTTTTTCTTTCTGTTAATGGGCTATTCCGGTTTTAAAATCCGAC